CATCTGATGTTGCCGTTCCACCACCAAAAATAATAGAAGTAGTGTTATCTGAATTAATTTTTGTAGTAAATCTTCTTGAAGTTTTTATTACTTTTAAAATATTAGAAACACTATTTTTAAACTGAGAAAGGTCTTTATCAGTTTGCTCTGATGTTGGATAATCAACATAAACCATCTCTTGTCCAAGATAAGGTACTTGATACCACTTGTTTCCACTATCATCTCTCACATCGTAAATATCAATTACATTATTATCTGCAATATCTATCTGAGAGAATGAATTTGGAGAACTACCAAAATCAAAGGTGATTTCCTTTAGTTCTGCGGAAATTACATTTACATTTTTTTGAATTAAGTATAAAGCCGGTTTACCACTTGTATCTCTTTGATAAATTGAAATTTGCCTATCATAAGAATCATTAAAATCTAATAATTCAGTTGTTCTAAATAATATACCAGTAGATGTTGAACGAACTGTCATTCCCTCTTTGATTCTTAAATAATAATCAGAATCAGGTTCATAATCACCATTTGATGAATTATATTTACTCGGAACTGTATGATAAACTGTTAATTTTGTTATTGCAGGTGAAGATGGTTTTGTTTTATATCCAAATACAGATGCAATATCTAATAAATTACTTCTATCTTCAGCGGTAGTTAATAATGATTCTTTATAAGTGTCATCAATATAATATGAAAGAACATCACCAACATAAGATGCCATTTCGATGAACATCATACCAGGAGATGATTCATTAAAATCAGTATATGTTTGTGGGAAATATGTTTTAGCATATTGAATAAGATTTTCTTTAAACTGACTAAAATCTTTATTCAAGTAATTAATTTTTCTTCCCGTATTTTGTACCTTATTAAGTGCCATTATTATCCTTCAATATCTAATGTTATTGTTTCCGTATTTATTTCTTGACCAACCGTAAAACTTAATTTTAAAATAGCCTTATTTTCATCTTTCATCTTATTGGTCATTTGAACATCTATATCTTTGATAGAAATATATGGTAACCAATATGAAACAGATTCTACAATAGTGTTTGTTATATCTTCTTCAAAATTTGAATCATCCATAGGTTCAAATAAAACACCATGTATTCCTGTTCCGAATTCTGGTTGCATTATTCTTTCACCTTTTCTGGTTAGAAGTAAGTTTCTTAAATTAGATTTAGCAGCTTCAAAAGAAGAAAAAGTTTGTTCAAACATAGAACCACCTCTTCGTGTAGGAGAGGTAATTCCATACGCAACTTTATCGTACTCTTCTAAGTCTTGAACTACTTTTTTCCCTAATTCGTAAGCCACTCAAACTCCTTACTTTCTGAATTTTTTAACTAACTCAGAATTATCTCTATTTAATATTCTATCTAATCCTGGTAATCCTGTTTGAACTCCAAGTCCACCTTGTCTTGCTCCATTAGCACCTGGCATATCTCCATACCCTATTTTTTGTGCCATTTGGGCTCTCATCATATCCACTCCACCCTGAGCACCTTGAGAGTTAAATGTTACAGTCTTATCCATACTTTCATTTACAGGTTGTTGGAACTTATCTAATACAGATTTTTGTTCCATACCACCTTTTCTTTGTGCAGCTGTAAATGGTTGTGTGTTATTTAATACCTCATTTAAAACAGTATTCTTTGTGAACTGTTTTTTGGGTTGTTGTCTTTCTTCTTGTAGTGCCTGTTCTGCTATTTGGAATGGGTCTACTTCATCTTCCACGATTTGCGTGGAGGAAGCAACAACACCCCCCTTCTCCTCCAATAGAGTTTTCATTCTACGAGATACTTCTTCTTCTAAAATCTTAGGAAAGGTTTTAGTAAGAAATCTCTCGTGTTTTTTAGCCACTTCAGCTTCTACAATTGTTTTGATAACTTTTACTAATTGCTTTGAATCCATTTTACTTTGTTTTCTTTTATCTTAATATAAATATATTCATAACCATTTTATGGTATTAACAATCACAACATCTTAAATCTTTCATCTTTTTCATAATAGAACGCCTTAATTCTTCTGCAGTTTCTATCTGTTCAATTGGTGAATCAACTGGTATGTTAGGGTCTTTAACAAATTCATTTAGTTCTTCGATTAACTTTTTCTCTTCTTCTTCTATTTCCTTAACTTTATTATTTATTTTTTCTTGTAAATCTTTACCATCCACATCATTTACAGAGTTTGTTGTATTTTCTTCATTTCCATCTTTATTTCTATCAAAGAATGGAAATATGAAAGGAATGTTGGGTATCATATACCCTTGCCATGGTAAAACACCAGGTGCAGGTGGTACTTGTGGAAATCCTGGATATAATGATGTAGTTAAGAATTGTCCTTGTACTGTAAATAAATGTAGTTTAATAAATTGAATTAATTTGTTAATAAAAGGTAAAACTGAAGCTGATGGTGGAGTTGGACTAGGAGAATTCCATTTACCAATATTAGTTACAAAGGCGTTATTTAATGATGTGTTTTGAAAACTACCAGGTGCAGGTACAATAGGTATTGGTGCATTTTGTAAAGTAGCACCAACCCAATACCCTTGTATTCCTTCACCAATACCATCCATTAAAACATCATCCATTGTAAACGATTGTTTTAATAAAGCAAAATATACTAAGGTTTCCATAAGTTGAGTATTTCCAGTTCTAACAGGAACTTTAGATATCAACTCACCACCTCTTTTTATCAAACCATCATATTCTTTTGTTAATTTTTTTGCAAAATCTTCTGGTGTTCTATCCTTGGGTGGAAACTTCATAAAGAAGTACATATTAATTTTAAAGATTGCAAAAGACATTTTTACTCTGTAAAGTTTTTTGTAGATTTTAATTGTTCAATATCTGCCTGAAGATTTGTTAGTAAAGCAACTGTATCTGGTGATGTTTTGTTTGGGCCATTTGGTCCCAATGTTTGAAACTGAATTAAAATTTGAAAAAGTTGATTTAAAAGAGTAACCATTCTTTGACCTCTAATCAATGGTTCAGAAGTTGGAGTATCTTCTGTATTCAATAGGATTTTACCGTTTCCTGTATTGATAGAAACTTGTGCATTATTTCGATTGGTAGTAATATTAACAGGCCCACCAAAATCTAAATCAGCTCCGCCTTCCCCATTATCTATTTTAAATGTACCATCTGAAATAAATCCATAATCTCCTTTTGAGAAGAAAATCATTTCTTGGGATTTGGAGGATAAAATAATTCTTTCCGAATTAACAAAAAATTGGTCGTACCCATCATAAGTGGGTAAACTAAAGTTTATTGGAGTGGTTTTAACTGTAGTCTCATACGGAATAAGATATTTTTGAGATGTAATAGCAATAATACTACCATCGTTATTAAAATCTTCTTTTATTAATTTATTTGTATTAAGTGGTTCTTCTAAGGATGAATCGTTTTGTCTATTTCGTATAATAATAGTTGGTGATAGTTCTCTATCTTCGTTGTTATATCCACTAAAACGAATTGATTGGCCAAAACGAGATTGAATTATCTTATCACCTTCATTAGCACTTAGTTTGTGTCTAAACGTAGGTTTAAAGTATTCGTTTTCTATTTCACTTCCTTTAGATTCTGAATTTGAAATTCCTGTCGTGGATACTTCTTTGTAATTTGTTGTTTTATTTTGAGATGATTTATCTGTTTGATTGTTAAAAACATCATATCCACTTTCAGTAAAGTTTCCTGAGTTTATGTTTGAATTTGGCAATCTCTTATAATACTCAACACCACCATCAGATATAATTCTTACAGTTTCGTTTACAATAGGAAACGCATCATCTTCTACAAAAGGAGGAACAAGTAAAAATGTAGAAGGTCCTTCTACATCTGTTTTTTTCTTTACAATAATATGACCAACATATTCTGATAATGGTTTATCATTATCATCTACATCAAATATTTCTAATATTTTTTTAGATTTTTCACTATCATCTAAAACAATACCCTGCACAACACCATATTCTCTGTTAGAGAAAAAAGAACCACCGGTACTTGTACTTCGTTTACTTTCGTCTTGTCTTTCTGGCATCTTATTTATTTACTTTTTGTTTTAGTTCCTCAATTTCATTAGTAAGTTCATCAACCTTTATATCATGTTCATCAGAAACTTCTGCAATTGTTTCATCTAATTGTTTTAGAAGTTGTTCTTTTTCTTCATCTGATAGGAATCCACTATCACCTTCTGCTTTGTGTTGGGCACCAATTATTCGTTGAGCAATTGCTGCCATTTTTATTAGTGATTCATCGTTACGAACTGAGGTATCAATTAAATCTTTGATGATTGGACCAATTACGGCCATATCGCCTGCATGTCTAATCACTTTCTTCATTTCAGCGATTAGTTCTGAAATCCTTTGTTTTTTGTTTTGTTGATTTTTGTATATATCTTCAAACAATCCACTTAGGTTCTTACCAGGAAATAATTCAAAATTTGTACTCATTATTATACCATATTATGTTGTATATAAATATAGTAAATAAAAAAACCTCTCCGAAGAGAGGTTTAGTTCTTAACGCGTTTTGAATATTAATAAGTAAATCTTACTTCTTAATAATATGGTAAAGTACGAAAGCACCAACTAGTCCTAATAGACCTTCAGCACTCAAACTTCCTAAAATGCCCATGATGTTATCAACTACTGATACTTCTGGCCAAAATGGAATGTTTGCACCTTTGAATAATACTTCAAGTACAACTCCCAAGGCAACGATACTAATACCGATTTTTGTTAGTTCGTCAGCCCATGTGCCGATTTTCTTTAAAAAATCCATATTGTTTCTCCTTTGTTTTAATTAAGAATAATAACTTTTTCATATTCCAAAACAACGGACTTGTCCACAAATAACTATTGTATATATGATAAAAAAAGTTCACTTTTAATTTTAACACCTAATGGGCAAACAATATTGGGTGTCAATAAAAAAACCCAACTTTTTGAGTTGGGTTTTGTTACTAGCCACTTTATTCTACGACCAGTTTTTTAATCATTTAGAGCTACGATTGCTTTTAATCTCTTGAGTTC